CGCAATATTTGCCGCCGCGTCACCCTTTGGGGCGTAGCGAGGCTTTTGCAGCGCCCAAATACCATTCACAATGGCATCTGTGCCTGTAGTGCCAGTGACAACAACACGCACATATTTCTTTGTGCCGATGTAGCCAATGGAACCAATAGCAACGCTGTCCGCCGTGTCGGAAGTGACCGTAAGATCGGCCTCCAGCCCAACAAGGTCTGCGTCAGCAACGGCAGTAAAGTCGGCAGCCGCTGTTGTGTCGCTTTCTTGAACAGCAACAGTAAACCCACCAGCCGCACCAGCGTCAGTCACCGCGCCCGTCTGGTAAAGAAATGTTGCCGAACCATAGTTGGTCACGTCAACAATGTTACCAGCGGAGGGTGTGACACCGGACAGCGTGGCAGAAATACCAAACACTGTAGTCGTCTCAGACCGCATATCTGTCTTGTGCATCGTTATAACTCCTTACGATGTGCCGAATTTAATCAGCTTGATTGCATCGGCCTCGACAAGACCACCGCCAACGCGCTTAGTGGTATAGAAAAGGACGTTTGGCTTTGCGCTGAATGGATCGCGCAGAACCGTCACTGCACCATTGTCGATAATGGTATAGCCTGCCGAAAAGTCACCAACCGCAATAGAATATGCGTCGGTTGCAATTTCTGGCATGTCGTCAGCAATAAATGCAGGACGCCCCTGAATTTGACGAACAAACGCGCCGTCTGTGTTCAGCATGGACTGCAACAGGTAGGCCCCGTCACCGTCTTTCAGCGTTGCAACAGCCGCCATTGTGGTGTTTTTCATCATCCACGATGCGTTTGCCTGATACCCACCTTGCAAATCATAGAAGGTTTTGATCAGAACGTCAGCCGGACCTGTAGTGGCGAATGCGCCAGCCGCACCAGTTGCCCGATACTGCAAAGTCTCAACCGCACGGCTATCATCTGCGCCAGTTGCCTTAGCGTAAGACAGGAAGCCTTTAGGCTTGTTCACACCGTCACCAGAGATGAACGATGTGGCCTCTGCGCGGGCGAAACGATCCGCAACGTAACCAGTCAACCAACCCTCAACGTCATAGGCCGCATTGTCCAGAAGACGCTGCGAAACCTTTGGAAGCGCCGAAAGCTCGTGCAGGGAAATTTTCACACGGTTGATTGTCGGTGTGTCAGTTTCAGTGCGTGTTGACCGTTCACCAGCCCACTCAAAGCCCGCATCGCCACGCTCAACAAGGACTTCATAATCCCCACCAGAGAACGTAACAACATTCGCGACAGCGCGAACGGGCGATGTGCGGCGCAGACGCTGACGAATACCAGCTTCCATCTGGTCAGGCACCATAAAGCCACCATCGGCCTGAGTGCTTGTCGCCATAGCCTTAAACTCTTCTGGCTCTGCGCCTTTACGCAAATAACCATCAAACAGCTTAGCCTGCTTGCCCTCGTCGGCACCTTTACCAGCGCCGCCGGGGCGGTTTGCTGCGGTTTCAATCGCGTCAATACGATCATTAACCGCCTTTTGCTCTGCCTCAAATTTGGCCGCAAGATCGGCTTCCATTTTGGCGCGGCGGGCTTCGTCCACAAAGTCAGACGACTTGCCCTTTAGTTGCTCAACGTCGTCACGCACCGCTTGCAGCGTTTTCTGCGTGTCTTCAAAGAGACTTTTTACTTCTGTTATATCGGACATCAATACTCTCCTAGCCCGGTTTGAAATTGACGCATATATTGCGCCAGCTCATCCAAGCTGGAACGTGGCTCACCCATGTCCACCAGCTTGCCGACAGCCGCGCCCGAGGCCGCAACCGCCCGTGCCTTAGAAAAGCCTGCATCACGCAAGTTTTCCTCAACAATTCTTTTCATCAAGGACGTGTTGCCCTTGTCAAATTCTTCAGCCGCCTTTGCGGCGGAAACCCTAGCACTTGTTAGCATAGGGAATGTCACAAGGGACACCTCCCACAACTCCAACTGCTTTAAAACCCTAGCGCCATCGTCGGCGCGATCAGCATCAACTGTGCGATACCCAATAGACATTCCATCAATAGCGCCCGCACCAATAAGGGACGCCACCTCTTTTCCCTTGGCAACATCCATCAGCAATCGGCCCTTAACGTAAAGACCAGTATCGTCTTCTGCCACCTCGTCCCAAACGCCAATAGGCTGCGATGGGTCGTGCTGCCAAAGCATTTTTGGCTTGCGGCCAGACTGCAAAGACATGCTGAAAGCACCTTTAGCGACGATATCGCCGCCCTGATCCTTTTCGCCAAAGCGGCTTGCATAGCCTTCAATTTTGCCAGCGCCATCAGCCTTAACCTCAAGGGCTATAGCCTTAAACTCGGCCGCCGAAACTTCACTCTTGTGCGCCATCGGCACCCCCGCCATTCATTGCCCCACGTGGAACCTCGTCCGCCCACTCTTCGTCGTAAGCGTTCATATCACGCTCTGCCCTAATCTCGTTCACAGTCATCCACCCTGGCTGACCACCCGCGCCAAGCGCCTTTGTGTAGTATTCCGCCTGATCCTTGAAGTCGCCACGCAACAGCGCCCGCTCGTCAAGGTCAACGCGCAAATCCTTGCTGTTTTCCAGTATATCACGATTGAACACTTCTTCAAAGCGCCTGATCCACGGCCCCAAAGTATGCACAACGTGGTTTCTAAAGTGCTGCTCTGCGCTTGCAAATGTTGTGGTTGAATTTGAGTGCATCAACATGATGGGATGAACCCGAAAAGCGCGCGCGATTTCCTCAATTTGGAATTGCCGCGTCTCCATATACTGCGCGTCTACGCTTGTCATGGTCATACTCTCGAACTTGGCCGCGCCATCAAGCACTGCAACGCCGCCTTCGCCGTTTGGCCCAAACCGCTCTTGCCACAATTCGCGCAGCTTATCACGACGATCTGGCGAAAGCGTTTCCTGAAAGCTAAGAACGCCCGAAGGTTTACCGCCATTGCCAGCCAATCGCGCCTGCTGGCGCTCTAAGGCCACCGAAAGCCCAATGGCCTCACGCGCAGCCGTAAGGCCCGGCAAACCCCGCCATCCATCTAGCGATGGTCCGCGAAGATAAACGCATTGCTCCGGTAAAAAATCGCCAGTAGTGCCATTAGCGTAGCCAACGCGAAAATAATGCTTCCATGAGTTTGTGTCGCGGTTAATCGTCCAAGAACCCATAGGCAAGGGCAGGACTTCAGAAACCTTGCCGTTTGACAGCTGGTTCTTGATACCCAAAAAGCCCTTATCGAGAAGGGCTGCGGTGATAACATATTCCCGAAACTCAAATGCTGTCTGAAATTCGTTTGGCCTGCGCGACAGCAACTCATGCGCCCAATGATCGCGCGCAGTTGAACGAATGACCTTTTCGCCGTCATAGTCCTCTGCAACCACACGGACAGGCATTTGCGCGATGCCCTCGCTAATAACCTTGATTGCACAAAGAACCGCAGATGAATGAACGGCAGTTTCAGCTGATATATTGACGTTAGAATGAGTGCCGTATCGCACAAAGCCGGAAATGTCCGCCAGCTTGTCCAGCGCAACCGTGACCGTGCTTGCCGATTTTCTTTTCAAAAATTCCAGCATTAAAAAACCAGCAAGTCCTCGTCCTCTAAGTAGGACGACTGCGAAACGCCAACCCTTGCCGTCGCAGCCCCTACCGCCATTGCAAGAGCAACCGCCATGTCAATACGCCCCGTTGCCTTATGCTTCGTAAACCGCCGCAAGTCAGCGGGTGATGTGTCGAAAGTAGCAGATGCCACCGCAGTTTGCAAGGCGGGGTTAATATGCACCCTAATACGCCCCTCCATGATAAGCGTTTCCAACTCATCAACGCTGCCGGGCATCCATAATTCGATCTCTTCACCGTCTGCCGTGGTGCGTTTGCGCTTATTCCAGCCCTGCGGATGGTCCAGCATTGGCAAGGTTGCGCCCATATCGTCAAGAACAGCCTCAAAATCAGCTATCAGAAAGTTATCATAAGCCACAAAATCCAGTTCAAAACGGTCTGCATCGTCTAGCAAATCCTGCGCGATGTAGTCCAAACGGGTCTTTTTTCCCGGTGTTGCGGTCAAGAACCCCGCATCAACCCACAAGTCATAGGGCGCGCCATCCCTTTCGGCCCTTGCTTTGAGCGTATCCGCTGGCGTGTAGCCATGAACGAACGCGGCAAACTTGGGCTTGCCATCATCTGCAAAGCCATCTGCAAAGACTAGCGCCTTGGCGGTCAAGTCGGTCTTGGCGGAAAGGTCCAACCCCGCATAGCAAACCTCACCCGCGAAGTCGTCAAGGTTTAGGGTGTGATCCTCTACGCTTGTCCACATAGCGCGGCTTATCCATGCGCTTTCTGCGTCTGTCCATTGGCAGAAGTGCAGCCGCCTGATGCCGTTAGCCTTGGCCGCAATGTCCTTAGCTTGCTTGACCTGCATGGCTAGGTAGTCTTCTGTGATCGTCACACCCAAAAGCGGGTTAGCCTTGATCCAGCATGACGGATCGTTGAACGGATCGTCATCCTCATCAAGCGCACAGACATAGCTGAAAGTCGTATCGTCCAGCGTATCCTGTGCAGCAACCTTGACCGCGTGTTTCCGCTCTTGCCAGCAAATGCTTTGCCGATCTGAGCCGCTATTCGTAATCATCACAAGCAACGGCTGCTTTCGAAACTTGAAGCCGCGTTCCAGAATTTCAATCACGCCGCCGTCAGGGTGTTCGTGGACCTCATCGCACAACGCGAAGTGCGGACGCGGCCCCGAACCTGTTTTCTTTGTTTCCCGCGATACAGGCCGAAAGAACGAACCAGACTTCAAATGCGCAAGGTTGTATTCACGCCCCGGCCCGCCGCTGCGCCTAATAATCTTGTCCAGCGATTGCGCCTTGTCCACCATGCCAACCGCATCACGAAACAAAATGCCTGCCTGCTCTTTGGTCGCACCCGCAGCATAGACCTGTGCACCCGCCTCGCCATCAGCAACAAGCCCATAGAGGCCAATAGCCCCCACCATAGGCGACTTACCGTTACCCTTGCCTTGCTCAATATACGCCCGCCGAAAGCGCCGCTTCCCAGTCTTGGCCATCTTCCACCCGAACAGTGAACCGCATATGAATTTCTGCGACGGCTCTAACTCGAATGGCGTCCCGTCAAACTGCCCTTCGGACAACCGCAAGATGCCACTGCAAAAGCGGTAGAACCTATCCGCCGCTTCCGTGTCCCAAACAAGTCCGCGCTCTGCACCCGTCACCAAGTCGTCAAGATGCCGCTTGCACGCATCCCGTACATGCGGCCCCGCAACAATACGGCCAGCCTCAACGTCCTTGGCGTATTGAGTGCAAGGGTCTGTCATTCCGAGCAATCAGCTTCAATCATCTGACGCCGCGCCATTTCGCGCAACGTCTTTCTTGGCAGCACGTTAAGCCAAGGCTTATGAATAGCCATAAACATAACCCTAATCCGCAACTCTTGATCATACGGGTCGTCGCGTTCATTGCCCATCAATATGGTCATTGTAAAAACTCATCCATCGGGTCTTTGTCATCATCGTCAGGTGCGTTCACCTTGCTGCGGTCAACAGGCGTCCCGCCCATAGACGACAACAGCAGTCGCATCTGCGCATAGACCGCAACAGGGGCCTCCCCGCCGTTAATCATCATTTGCAAGTCAACAGCAAGCCGCACAAGCGCACGGTCAGAACGACCAAGCCACGGAAAGTCAGCGTTGAACTCGTCCCAGATTTCGCGCTGGTCATCGTCATACGCTTTTGGCGCTGGACCCAATGAAAGAACCTTCGGCGTGGCACGGTCCTTGAACCTGCCAGCGTTCTTTGCAACTGCGCCCGTCACCTTAGCAACGTCTTGTGGAAGTCTTGGCCTACCCGCCATGTCTGCACCTTTGGTTAGTTTTGTTTACCAATTCTGGATTTTGTGGATGTGAAAAAAGATGCCCCCACGCCGTCTACTC